GCAGAGCCTATAATTCAGGCATTCATCTTGGACTCAGCAACACAAGGAACTTTGGATGGCGCAAACTCTGTGCTTTCCTACTGATTAAGGAGCAATAATGGCAGGAGCAGGTTACAAGTTATTCAACACAGGCGATGTGTTAACAGCCGCCCAGGTGAATACTTATTTGATGCAACAGAGCGTGATGGTCTTTGCCAACTCAACAGCTCGAACAACGGCTCTGTCAGGCGTACTTGCAGAAGGAATGCTTTCATATCTTCTTGACACCAATGCGGTTGAAAAATATGACGGATCATCTTGGGGCGCAATTACAGCAGGAGACATTGAAGGCGTTACAGCAGGAACAGGTTTATCAGGTGGCGGAACTTCAGGCACCGTGACACTTTCTATTGCAACTTCACAATCAGATTTGATCGTCAAAGGCTTTGAAGAAGATGTCAATGTTGTGGCAAGTGCTGCAACAGGCACAATCAACTTTGATGTGTCAACTGCATCGGTGTGGTATTACACATCCAACGCAACCGCAAACCACACGCTGAACTTTAGATATTCAAGCGGAGCAACTCTTAGCTCGGTTCTAGCAGTCGGCGATGCGATCACCCTTGTATGGCTCAACACAAACGGATCAACCGCTTACTATCCCAACGTCATTCAGATTGACGGCAGCGCGGTGACTCCAAAGGTTCCTGCCGCAATCAGCGCAGGAAATGCTTCTTCAATTGATGCCTATGTGTTCACAATCATCAAGACAGCCGCAACGCCAACATATACAGTTCTTGAAACACAGACGAAGTTCGCATAAGGGGTTTTGATGTCACCGATCAGTTCAACATTGGCAAACGCCTCTGCGTATGGTTATCGAATCTTTGCAGGTGAGCCTAACTCTTACGAGTCTATCGCTACCGTAACTGTTGGATCAGGCGGTTCTGCCTCTGTAACCTTTAGCAGCATTCCATCTACTTATCAGCATTTACAAGTCAGATATATTGGTAGAGATAACCGAGCAAGTGCTTCAGACGATTTGATGTTTAGATTAAATTCTGATGCAACAACAGCCAATTATAATTCACACCGATTATTTGGCGATGGCTCAGCGGTTAGTGCAGATAGAGTTACTGGATTTGCAGGTACTTTGTCTGCTTTTGTAACAGGTGGAACAGCTGGAGCGAGTATGTTTGGTGTTGGAGTAACTGATATTTTGGATTATGCAAACACTAATAAATACAAGACAACTCGTTCTATTGGTGGTAATGATCAAAACGGATCGGGTTTTGCAAGTTTTATTTCTGGGCTATGGATGTCCACTTCCGCAATTACTAATATAGAAATAATTCCGTTAAATGGAACTCTTTTTACTCAGTATTCATCCTTCGCCCTATACGGAATAAAGGGATAACATGCCATCAACTTATACTCCGATTGCTACAACTACTTTAAGTAGCGCACAAACAACTGTTACCTTTTCATCCATTTCTGCGACATATACAGACATTGTAATCGTAGCCAGTATGAAAACTACAGTAGCCGCTTACCAACCTATTTTAAGATTTAACTCAGATACAGGTACTAATTATTCTGCTACTGCCGTATCAGGCAATGGGTCATCTGCTTTATCTACACGACACACAAGTCAAAATGGCATTTATGTAAATCCCGGGGCTGGTACTGGAGGCACTGTTGGCAACTTTATGCCGTGGATTATCTCGGTGCAGAATTATGCTAATAGCACAACATATAAAACCGTTCTTGCTCGTTTCAATAATCCTGATTCGCTTACTAATGCTCTAGTAGGTATGTGGCGAAATACAGCTGCTATTACCACTATCAGTCTGACCGCAGAATCAGGTTCAGGAGACTTTCAATCTGGCTCTACATTTACATTATACGGGGTGAAAAGTGCCTAATACATTTGAGAAGATTGCATCCGTTACAGTCGGAGCAGGTGGGGCAAGCAGTATTGACTTTACTTCTATCCCATCGACCTTTACCGATCTATGCGTAAAGTTGTCTGCTCGAAACACATCGGCAGGTTATAACGATGTAAGACTAAGATTTAACTCCAATACATCTTCTGTATATTCAATCAGATCGTTGCAAGGTGATGGATCAGGCGCATCCTCAGCCACAGAAACAGCTCAGACTTCTAACTGGCTTGGTAATACAGACAACACAACAGCAAGCACTTTTAGTAGCATTGATCTCTATGTGCCTAATTACACTTCAAGCAACGCTAAATCTATTTCATTAGACAATACAAGCGAAGCCAATACGACTAACACTCGCATGCAAATGATTGCTGGTCTATGGAATCCTTCTCCACAGGCTGCTATTACCGCTGTGAATCTATTTTACTCATCGGGTAACTTTGCACAATACACAACCGCAACCCTATACGGCATCAAAAACTCATAAGGAGACAACATGGCAGACACAAAGATCGTAGTTGATTGCTCTACTGGGGAAGTCTCAGAGATCGAATTGACTCAAGAGGAAGTAGCACAGCGCGAGGCGGATGCAGCGGCATACGCCGATGCAAAGGCGCTAGAAGAAGCAGAAGCAACTGCAAAGGCAGCAGCCAAAGCAAGCGCCGAAGGCAAACTTGCAAAACTCGGCCTCACCGCCGATGAAGTTGCAGCTCTTCTAGGCTAACCTTTCCCCGAACAATCAAGGAGCAACAATGGGAATCTCAACCCGTCAAGTCACCATCACTACATCGCCAACAGCACTTGTTGATGCAACCGCCGAAGCAGAGATGGTCTATCTTCACAGTTCAAGCGGCACTTGCTTCTTAGGCAATAGCGATGTGACAACATCAACCGGATACCGCATGGACAATGGTGACAAATTGACTGTTGAAAATAAGGCAAACGGAATCTGGGCAATTACAAGTTCAGGAACCGTGATCATGCAAGTGATGGCTATTGGCAAATGACAGTTCAAGATTGGGCAGCGTTGGCAGTTTCGCTTCTGACAATCGGTGGAGCATTCCTTGCCGTGACTCGATGGCTCGTCAAGCATTACCTGAATGAATTGAAGCCAAATGGGGGATCAAGCATGAAGGATTCAGTTGCACGATTGGAGCGACAGGTTGAAGAAATTTATCGCATCCTTCTTGCTCGCAATAACTCTTAGCGGTTGCGGTTATCAGGGTTGGGTTCGATACCCTTGCCAAGAGTTTGAAAATTGGGAAAAACCTGAATGCAACAAACCGCAATGCGACATCACGGGAACCTGCACCTCTGACTTACTTCCGGAGATATTTGATGAAACGCCCTGAACGGTACACACCCGAAGAATTACACGCTCGACTCATTGTCAGCATTGGAATCATTCTTGCAATTGTCTTTGCAGGATCGGTTTTCTCACTCCTGTGGGCATTGGTATTTGTTACTCAACCGATGAAGCAAGCACCCAATGATGCAGCCTTCATTGATCTAGTTGCAACATTGACGGTTTTTCTTACAGGAACTTTGGCAGGGATAGTCTCTGCAAATGGACTCAAATCAAAACCAAAACAAGGGGAAAATAATGTCAGCTCAACTCAATAAGTTTCTTGATGCAGCACGAGGCGAAGAAGGCTTTATTGAAGGCCCTGCCGAGAATCAAACTCACTACCAAAAGGCAAACCAACCGTGGTGTGGTGCCTTCGTCAATTGGGTGGCAAAACAGGCAAAAGTGACATCAATCCCCAACTGCACATTCACCCCGTCAGGGGCAGAGGCCTTCCAAGCAAAGGGCAAGTGGGAAGATGCCGAGGTTGCCACGCCAATGCCAGGTGACATCGCCTTCTTTGATTTCCCAGGAGATAATGTCAATCGAATCTCTCATGTTGGCATCGTCTTGCAGGTGCGAAATGATGGAACTGTCGTGACAATTGAGGGCAACACGGCACCTGATAAAAAGGGAGATCAGCGCAACGGCGGTCAAGTTTGCCGTAAGGTTCGCGCCTATAAGAAGAACAATCGTGGGAAACTAAAGACATCCTTGCCCGTGTTCATCGTTGGATTCGGCAAGCCTACTTTTAAGGAGTAATGATGCTTGACAAAGTAAAACTTGAAGCAATTGTAAAGACATACTTGCGTGCAGCAGCAGCAGCCGTTGCAGCTCTATATCTTGCAGACCCAAATCAGCCTGTGAAGAATTACCTTGTCGCAGGATTGGCAGCAGTTGCCGGCCCTGTCTTGAAGGCGCTTGATTCCAAGTCAACAGAATTTGGCAGAGGAAGCAAGTAAAAAATGAATCGGGGGGAAATTTTAGATGAGGCCAAGCGCCTCACACATACTGATCGTCAAAAAAACTATGGATCACCGTATGTAAATCACAAACGCATTGCCGACCTGTGGAGCGTGTATCTTGAAACTGAGATAACACCTTCACAGGTCGCTTTGTGTTTATGTCTTGTGAAAATAGCTCGCTTGATTGAGACACCTGATCATGAGGATTCATTTATAGACTTGGCAGCATATGCCAGCATTGCAGGGGAGATTGAATTACAATGGAAATGATTACGCTTGTTCCAACTCGTGGGCGACCACAAAATGCCGTTGAACTCTTAGCCTGTCACGATGAACTCTCAAGTGCATCACGCTTGCTCTTCATTGTGGATTATGACGATCCAAAGGCAGATGAATATGTCTTTGAATTAGGCGATGACTATGTAATCACCTGCAACAATGACTCTCGCGGAATGGCAAAGCCACTCAATTATGTGGCACGCAAGTATCAGGATAAATACAAGTATTTCACCTTCGTTGGCGATGACCACCGCCCACGCACCGCCGATTGGGATGCAAAATTGATCGAGGCGTTGCAACAGGCACCGTCACTTGCCTACGGCAATGACCTACTTCAAGGCAAGCGCCTTCCAACTATGGTCTCAATGACATCAGACATTGTTAGGGCACTTGATGGCATGGTGCCGCCGAATATGAAGCATCTTTACCTTGACAACTTTTGGAAGAAATTGGGCGAGGATTTAGGCGCTTTGACCTATCTTGAAGATGTGATTGTTGAGCATATGCACCCCGTTGCAGGAAAAGCTGAATGGGATGAGGGCTATCGTGAAGTCAATGCAGAAGAAGTTTATTCTGCCGATTTTCTTGCTTACAATAACTATATCAAATCTGAAGGCTATGAGGTCTTGCTGAAGAAACTGCGCCGATGAAACAGGCAATCTCCTTTTCTTTGTATGGATCAGACCTTCGATACTGTGTCGGTGCCATCAAAAATGCCATCATCGCTCAACAGATTTTAGATGAAGAATATGACCTCATCTTCTTTGTGGGGCAATCGGTGCCTTCCTGGGTAATCTCAACCCTGCGCCTTTTCCCCAATGTTCGGATTATTCAAACAGATGCACCTGAAGATCACACCGCCAAGTTGTGGCGCTTTCTTGCCTGTGAACTAGATTATGACTTTGTTGCCTTTCGCGATGCCGATGCACGCCTTTCCTTGCGCGAACTTAACGCTCACGAGGAATTCATTGATTCAGGGCTAGATGCTCACATCATGAAGGATCACCCGATTGGTCACAACTATCCCATCAATGCAGGTATGTTTACAGTTCGCTCGGCACTCTTCAAAGACATCCGTACCCTTATTGAATCGGCAGAGATTTCAGACTATTACACCCAAGACCAAGACTTCCTGAGAAACCTGATTTATCCACGGATTCAATTCTCGTGCTTTGTGCATGACGAGTTCTACGACACAGCCGTTGAAGGCAAATCCATCCGCAAGCCATATCTGCTTGAACCTGTCAATCAGGTCAGTCACATTGGCGCAGCTTTAGATGAGAATGATAAGTTTATCTTTGCCGTGGATCAACAGAAATCTGTGGCTTTATCGGGTGATGATAAATACTTGTATGAGTGGGGGCAATAATGAAGATTCTGATCACAGGCGATGCCGGCTTTGTTGGGCGTGCATTCCATCGCGCTCTTGAGAAGCAAAATCATGAAATCATAGGCATTGACTTAGTAAATGGCAAGGAAGTTCGCCATTTCTTCGCCACAGACACCACACAGTTTGACATTGTGATTCATCTCGCGGCGATTGTCGGTGGGCGGATGACTATTGAGGGAAACCCTCTGTCAGTTGCCTCTGACCTTGCCATTGATGCAGACATGTTCCAATGGGCATTGAAAACTCGCCCGAAGCATATTGTCTATTTCTCATCAAGTGCGGCTTACCCAATCTTCTTGCAAAGACTTGAATACAAACAAAAATTGCGTGAAGTTGACATCAATCTTGAACACATCCGCACCCCTGACTTCACTTATGGTTGGGCGAAGTTATCGGGTGAAATGCTTGCCTCATATGCACGAGCTGAAGGTTTGAAAGTAACTGTGTTACGACCATTCAGCGGATACGGTTCAGATCAGGCACTTGATTACCCATTCCCATCCTTTATTGAACGCGCAAAGCGCAAGGCAGACCCATTTGAAGTGTGGGGCAGAGGAACACAGGTGCGCGACTTTGTTCACATTGATGATGTCGTGGGCGCAACCTTTGCAGCCGTGATCAATGATGTGAAAACAATGAATATCTGTTCAGGTCGCCCAACTTCATTTATTGAGTTGGCAGAAATGGTGATGTTGCAAGCGAGTTATCTTGCACCTATCAAAAACAATCTTGATGCACCGATTGGTGTTGAATACCGCGTAGGCGATCCGACTCGGATGCTTGAAGTTTATGAACCAAAAATCTCTCTCGAAGAAGGCATTGCTCTCGCACTTGCCAAATAAGAAATCCCCTTCACCATTGGTCGGTCATGGTGAAGGGGATTTCTTTGTCATTTTCAGGCGATGTCGGATGGGTATTTGATTCCTTTCAGTTCTTTCTTAATGTGATGATTGATTGCAAGTGCGATGAAGATTTTTGGAATCTCAGGTTCAGCTTTTGGCTTCTTAGGTAGCAGGAAAAGCGGTATCAATACCCAAAAACCAAAGAAGAAGGCGCAGATTGACCAAAAGATGTGCTTCCTGCCAAAACCCATTGCAACGAGTGCCACAATGGCAACTGCAAGCACATTGATCCAACTCATATCCACTCCATCATCGGTGCAGGTTGGATGTCTTTGACGACCTCATAGAACTTGCCTGATTCGTGTAATGACCCTGCACCCACCACATAGCCATTGTGTTTGATGTCAACGCCTTCACGCAATTTTCCCTTGAACTTGGCATCGGCAGGGGCGGTGTAATACAGATGCAAGCCATCGCCTGTTGCAACTGTGAATGTGTCAAGGTTGAGACCTTCAGTTGTTCCGCCGTTGCGGTAATCAATGTCAAAGACAACTAAGTTTGAAGGGGCGCAAGCGATGCCAATGTTGAGCATAGGTGCGCGAGTGAACCATTTCTCAATGGATTCAATGTCAGTTGTTGCTGACTTATATCCATGAGTTGCAATGGGGAAGAATGGTGTCTTTTGATAAGGAGCAACAGGCAAGATGTGCCATCCTCTTTCGGCAAAGGCAATGGCGGTTTTGGCTTTTGTCATTTGATGTATCCCTTCAAGAAATCAACAATTACTTCGGAAACTGATTTGCCTTCTGACTGTGCCTTCGCCTTCGCCTTCGCCCATACCTGATCGCTGACTCGGACTGACCTGATTTTCTTTCCGACCATTACAACACCACACATTCGCTCATTGAACCCCAACACCAACCAAGAAACTCGGCGTTCGGTGAATCAATGCCAACCCACCACAGATTGCTTGCAACTTGCCAAATGACAATGATTCCAACTGCGATTGCAATTGCTCTGACTTGCTTTCCGCGCTTTGTGATCATGCTTGAACCTCTTCCCAAGTTGCAACCTCAAACAACATTTCTGAAATATCTAAGACACAGGCATATTTGAAAACTGTTTCAGAATAAGTTTCATTCAGAAATTGTTGAACTTCATAATCTGAATTTTCATAGACTTCAAGCATGTCATGAAGGAATGATTGATACTTCTGAATTGCTTCTTCCATTCTTCCAACTGCTTCTGCCTTTGTGAATGTGTCATCAAGTGATCTCCATTGTGCGTTCATTATGCATTCACCTCACTATTCAAACCAAAAATGAAACCGCCACCATTGCCTTCAGGGTCTTGACTGATTTGAATTTGACCAATCTCACCATCCTTGAACTTGACTGTAAATGATGGGAAACCATCACCGAAATCGCAATCTTCATTCTGCATCCCATCAAAAGAAAGAATGGTTGCACCTACAAGGTCGCGATAATACTTTGTGAAGAATTCGTTGCTTGACATTTGCTTTCCTTTTCTTTGTAGGTCGTTCGCCTACAAGAAGAACGATACGCTCATCGATACGAATGTCAATACACAACACAAACAATCTTTTGAGTGTCTTGTGTGCCTGTGGATAACTTTGTGTCACCATTGAGCCATTCCAAAGGAGAGGGGATGAATAATGCTTTGGCTACTGATAGGGGCGGCAATCGCCATCACAGGGCTTGTGTGGGGGCTTCTAGCCCTTGAGGACAGGTTCACCGCACAGATTACACGCTCAGAGGGTGGGTGGGGCTATTGATCAATCGCGACCCTCTGTTTTCGGTTCACAACTCCCTCAATGGGGATTTGGCAATCTATCTTGAAGAACGCGATGCCGCCCTTGATTTGGTCGAGGATGTCCTGGCAGCCGTTCCAATGGCACATTTGGAGTCTATTGAAAGCCTCTTAATCACAGATTTGAAGTCATCTGATGCAGCTCGGATGATGGATAAGGCGAGGTCAGCCGTTCCTGATCTTGCCATCAAACTCGCAAGCATCAGCGAAAGCGAAGCACTTACTTTGGCTGAACAACTCATTACCTCTGTGAAGTATGCACGCGCCATGCGCTCGCAACCTCAAAGTGTGAAATTGGAGTTGGTGAAGTAAGTGGCAAATCCCAATGGTCGCAAGGGCGCACTCTTTGAAACTTCAGTAATGAAGTGGCTTAGGGAACGAGGGGTCAGCGCCGAACGACTAACAAAGGCAGGAAGCAAAGATGAAGGTGACATTGTTTGTGTCGTTGCAAACAAGACTTACATCTTTGAGTTGAAAAATCGCAAAGCGATCACACTTCCTGCCTTTTGGGATGAAGCCATCACAGAAGCAAACAACTATGCATCAGCTCGTGGTCTTGAACAAACTCCACCTGCTTATGTCATAATTAAACGCCGCAATGCCGGCATCGAAAAGTCATGGGTTGTTCAGGATTTAGAACAATGGCTAGTGACTAGGGAGTGAATTTCACATACTTCTTCCCCACATTACCTTTGTTG